ACTATCAAACATAGCACTAGGGCCTTCCCATACCTCACTTACTAAACTAGCAGTACCTAAGTGTACACTTGCCTTGGCAATATCTCCTGCAACTGTTGTGCCTTTCATAAAACGATCTGCAGTTGCACCTGCTGAACCTAATTTGGCTATAACACCTTGACCTACTTCTTTACCAAGTAAATAATCAGCTCCACGCATAGGTACTGATTTAGCAGCTTCAGATTTTAAAAACTTTCCACCTGACTCAATTGCCCTTGCTCCTGTAGCCAATGCACCTTTTGCTCCTAGTTTTAATGCACCTTTCCCTGCCCATGCGAGAGGGCCCCCTAATAAACCAGGAACAAAGCCAATTAAACTACCTACACTACGGGATATTTGTTCTGCGGATGTAACAGGATCTTCAGCCATGTCAAAAGGAAGTGGCAACCAACCTTCAGCAATTCCACCAAGAAATTGACCTATAACGCCTGTTTGTTTTTGTTCTTCAGCATCCATATTGCGCTGAAAAGGAACATTTAAGTCTTTACTATATTGCTCCAGTAAATCAACAGATTCATCATCAAATGCATACGGTTGTAGATTGTACGCATTTATGTACTGCAGTAAGTCGTAACGATCCATATATTATTGCAATCTTGAGAGTAATCCATCTATCTGACTAACGATTTTTCTTCCCTCTTTTGCCTGAGAACTTGTTCCTGGATCTGCCCAAGGGTTCCACCCTGGTTTATCTTCTGTAAATGCAGGTTGGTCAAATGCAGATCGTAATTCGATTAATCTTTCTATTAGATCTATTTTATCTTGATATCCAGCAGTACCTTCTTTTGCTTTTTGAAAACGACCTACTTCACCTGCTAATTTTTTTTGAAAACCTTCTGTATTCCATTGATTAATCATAAATTGTTCATCTACTGCAAAATCATCTGCTTGATTTACAATAATTTTTTCTTGATTAAATCGACCTTTAAGAGGAAAATCAGTTAATGCTTTATCTTTTTGCCTTTGCTCATAATCTAGTAAATCTTTTTTAGTAAGAGACTCATCTTGTTTTCTGACTGCTAATGCAAGTTCTTCTCTTGCAAGCTCTTCTTTTATAGCATTGCTCCTCATTTGTTCCTGCATAGCATCATAAGCCATAGTGTCTTTTACAAACTGTTGCTCGGCTTGTTGTTGCATTTTTAACAATTCCATATTGCTTCTGTTTGCTTCACGAAAAGATGCAAGATCACGATCAATTGCTTTTTGTTCAATCTGAAAATCTTGGCTTTCTTTTGCCAAATCTTTCTGTGCTTGTAACTGAAGATTCAATCTATCCATTTGTGCTTTTTGACCATCTTTTGCTACCTTGTATTGCAAAGTATCTCCAATAAGGCTTGGTAATAAATTGATTAATTGATCAACTAATGTTGGTTTATAATCAGCCATGTGTAACTCCTAGCTAAATGTTATTAACGGTTCATCTTCGTCTTTGTACATTCCTTGTAATTGAATCAGACGATCTACTAAACTATCTTGATACGACATTTGTGCATCTTCGTATCCTCTTGCAGATTGTTGCATATCTCTATTGAAATCAAGCAAACCTCCTGCTAAATCTTGAGAATAAGCAGAACGTACTTGATCCATATTTTTCATAATACCTCTGCTTTTTCCACCAAAGCCACCACCCATGGCACTCATTAAACCTTGCCCTCCAAACATCTGAGACATTTGATTCATACCTTGCGTTCTCATTCCTTGTCTTTGCAAGCCAAATGCATCTCCATAATAATTTTGATCTTCAAGCATTCTGCTATAAGAAGTATCTACTCTTTGGGTACTAGGAAGAAAACCCATAAGACTTTCATCTACGTTTACCCCCATTAAGTTTAAATAGTCTTGAGTGGATGTTGGGTTAAAACTTTGCCCACTTGTCCCTGTTGTAGAAGTTGTACCAGTAGCTCCGCCTCCTGTATCTGATACACCTATATTTTCATAACTCATAGCCATTATTGTTACCCTCCTCTTCTAGCAAGAAAATTTAACATAGTATTACTCATTTGCTTATCACCTTTAAGCCAATTAGCAATCCCTTTTCCAGGCATACTAGGTTGATAATTTCTCATAGCAGAAGTCGTTCTACCTATAAGGCCTTGATTGGGCGTTACGGACAATCCTTCCATAGGAATTCCTCCATATGATCCACCTGCTAATGTTCCATCTGCTAAGCGTCCATATGAGTCCATGTACTGAGGATTATCTGTTAACAAATTTTCCATAGCTTTATCACCCCAACTACTTTGATAGTCAGATAATAATTCTTGTGGAATTTCAGAAGTTTTTGTTGGTGCCGCACTTAAACCTGTTCTTGCCATTTCTGCAGATTTACCTGCTTTTGCAAGTTTCAAGTATTTATCCGCACCTGCAGTTAAGCCTGTAATTATAGATGATTTCATTAACTGAGATTGCTCTGCTTGATTCCAGGATCTTTTTTCTCCTTCCAATGCAGATTGACCATATCCTGAAACTCGAGGACGACCTTTTAATTGAACTCTTCTTGTATCAGCACCTTTATCAAATCGTTCTCCACCTTCAATTCCTTTTCTGCCTCCTGCATAAGAACCTAATCCTGCCCCTAGTCCAGTAGCTGCAGCTCCTACCATCCAACCAACAGGCCCTGTTAATGCTAATGCACCTGTAACGCCTGCGCCTAAAAGACCACCAAGCCAGCCACCGCCTGCTCCACCTAATAATTGCCCTCCACCTTTCCACCAACCTCTTTTTTTCTGCTTTTTCTGTAAATCTTCTTGGGCTGTTTGATATTCTTTTTGATCTATATCTACTTGCTTTGCCATTGCAAGACGACTTAAATCCACTTTTGGTGCTTTTACACCTTTTTTATTTTTAGCTGTTACTTGATTATATGACCCTGCAGGGCTTTTCTTTTGCGCCATTCTAAACTCCTATTAAATTTCTATATATGTTTTCCACACAGACGTAATCCAAAAATGTGCTGTAGAATCTGTTACATCGCTATTCGCTTGTATGCTAATACCAGCTTTTTTACCTGCTATAATAGTAGGTGAATTATCAAAATCAGATGTGTGTAATTCAAAATTATTATAATTAGAAATTGCTCCTGCTTCTGATACATCATATGTAGCAGTTGCTACTACATCTTCATTAGCATCGTCATCTTGTCTTTCTACTCGTATTACAATATCATCAGATGCATTTAAATCATCACAACGTAACATAATCTTTTTCAATGTCATTGTATATGGAGCAATAAATCCACTTGTTGATTCATCCATACTACTTTGTTCCCCTGTACCAGCAAATGGAAGATAATATTTACCTGCTCGTATATCTTCTTCAAAATTATGAATAAATGTTTTATAATGAACAAAGCTATTTTTGTATTCTAATGCGCCAACAGTTAATTTTTTATCTACTAGCATATTACCATTGTCTGTCATATTAGACGACCACAATCTTCCATTTTGTTTTCGATATCGCACCAACATACCATTAGGGTGATTATATAGTAATTCTTCTCCTTCCCTCATAGAATTGGCAGATGGCTGTATTTGAGTTAAAACAATCTTATTTTGTTTTTTATTTTGTATAGACCTTGAAATTCTATCCATTACCCAGCTCTCTTTTTGAGCATTCGATACTCTATTCCAATGTCATTAATATATAATTTCCTAGCATTACTGCTAGAATCAAATTTAACTGATACTTTATTGCAAACAACAGGAGAACTAGGAGTTATTTTTACAGTAGCATAATTTGTAGAAGATGCAGCTATTGTACCAGCTAATGCATGAGATGTTCCATCATCTTCTTCTAAAGTAAAATAGTTTGTTAAAACACCATCTGATTTATAAGTAACGTAAACTGCGTATATTTTTTTACTAGTTGATGGATCTCCAAAATCAAAATCTTTTGTACGAAAATCGCATGTGTTTGCTACTTCAGTTCTGTATAACTGATAAAAATCAACATTACCACCAGAATCTTGAGCAATTAAAACATTATCGTCTGTGTCTACTGAATTACTAGCATCTTGATTGTTAATAAAATTTGTTGTTTGTGTAAATGTTCCACGTTTTAAATTCAAAGTATAACCGTCATCATTAGCGTCATAATCTTTTGTGATATAAGCTAAAGAAGTTTTTTCATCATACAATATTCCTGTTTTAGCAGTTACAAATGCTACCCATGTTGCATCATCTATTCTATTTTCTTTAAAGTTTCGTATTTTACTACCATCATATAAAAACAACCCATCTTTATTAACCCACAATATTCCATATTGCGTAAGTTTTACAGCTTCAGGCCAAGACACGCCCATATATTTTTTTGTTTCTTCTAAAAACCAAGCAGCATCATCAGGAGATGCAATATTAATAATATCAACACTTTTTTGTTTATAAGCAAATAACCTATCTCCATATGATTCAATTGCAGTATAAGAATCTGCGTCTCCTTTTGCAGCTTCTATATAATTATGATAAGGAAATGTATCATATCTATTTGGCATAGAATACATAATCCTATCTCTAAAATGAGTAGTTGTTGCAGAGTCTTTATCAACTCCAGTATTTTCATCTTTAATAGTTACGTTACAAACAAATGCTCTGTTGTTTGCAATTACTGAATCTTTCCAATGTTCTCCTTCATCACTAATAGTGTGACTAAAAACCTTAGAAGAAAACCCGTTAATAATTTCATAGGTCAATAAACCAAATTCTTTTAAACGAAAATTATTATCTGATTGATTATAATCAGGACATGAATAAAAAGAACCACTAATACTTAATGTTACTCCACTAGCTGCACCACTACCAGCAGTTACTTGAGATAGCGTAATAACATTGCTTCCATTATGACTAGCAATTGTTGTACCAGCTTGTATATTTCCACCTGAAATAGTCATTCCATCTGTTAAATATGTAACATCACTAACAGATGTTAAATTTGCATCATTATCTGCAGTTGTAGCAGTAGGAGCAAAAAACGCATTTTCCCAAGCAGAATAATCATCAGTAAACTTCAATCTACCACCTTTTGTTAAATCAATATCTACTAACATTATCCATTCTGCATCTGCATTGAGTTCTCTAATATAAATACGACCACCTGATATTCTTGGGTCAAATGGCCCCCTTGTTCCTATACTAATAGATAGGCATTTTAAATCATTTGTATCTGATACAGTATGAGTAGTAGAATAAGCCGATGGTAACGATTCTTGATTATTATCATAAATAAAAGTCTGAGCTATCTCATATGTCCCTGCTGGAATGGTACCATCTTGATCTGTTTCTGTTGTAATATAAACATTAAAACCAGCTCCTGCTGTTATAGCTGCATATGTTGTAGCTGCAGTACTTTTATATTTAGCCAATGCGCCAGCACTTGCTTCGCTAGAAGATACATGACCTGCAGTAGGTTTCGCTAAAGTATTATCTTTAGCATAATACGCTAAATATGTATTATCATCTGTTGATCTATCGCACCCTTCAAAATGCCTTCTTTGTATCCATCCATACCATTGAATCTTAGAGGAGTTTTTATCAGCAGTATCACAACATCTAATTTCATCTTCAACTTTATAATACTTTACTTTGGAGTTAATTCCACTGGCACTACTTCTAAGAGTAATAGTGTCTGAATGCCAATTAGTTCCAGCGGTATTTGTGGAATATGTATCTATTTTATGCTCATCGGGATGTGCTAATAATATTACTTTATCTCCAGTAGTAATTCCAGTAAGAGTAGCTCCCCAATAATCTTGAGGCGCTGTTTCAACATTAATAGCAATTGTTTTATCTACAATAATATTTCTAGCATTTGAGTCGCCTTGAGCTACTACTGTATAAATACCTTGAGACTGTGGATCTAAACCATCAGCAGAAAATGTTGAAGAAGTAAGCATAAAAGTAGATCCAACAGGAAACGAAGTAGATAATTCTTGAAGAGTACCACCTGATTTATATTCAAGTTCTCTATACTCACCACCGACTTGCCTTACAATAAAACCAGTAGCAGAACCTTCATTATCATCATCTCCAGTAATAGAACTAGTTTGAGTTACTACTACAGGATCACGTACTCTATCTGTTTCAAAATATCCTAAACCATATCCTGCTTCAATATGATCTATATGGCTATTGCTATAGTCACTAATTTTATTATTAGTTGAATCTGTATTTAAATAAGCAGGAGTAATGGAGCCTTGCGTTTTTACACTTAAATTTTCAATAACTTGCAATTCGTTTTCAGCTATATCTGCAGGATCTTTTAAAGTATTTAGACCTCCACTAAAATCTTTGATTTGTAAAATTTGCTTAGGCACTGATTATTTTGCCTCCGTAAGAAGTATAGCCATTAACGATATCAAGAACAACAAGATTAAAGTTATTATTAGTAAAAATATCAACAAGTCCAACATTATGTGTCCAATTAGTTGGTCTACCTTTTAAATAATCTTTTGACATATCAGTTAAGCATCCCATTGAATATGCCATATGGGGGCCTGATATATGGGTAATGACTGCTTTTTGGGAATCGTGAGTATGGCCATAGATGATATTGCATCCCATTTGTAAGGCGTGAGTTCTTGCATGGGCAATTCCCATGAAGTGTCCTCCATGATAAGCGTATAATTTGCTCCCAAACACTTTAAAGACTTCACCGTAGTCATGCCATTCGTATCCACGTTCATCAAATCGAAAGGCTGGTCTGGATCCGTAATGTTTAAGGTATGGGTTTTCTTCAACAAAATGGTCAAACCATTTTTCATGGTTTCCTTGAGCGAATTGCTTTTTTTCGCATCCCACTTCTTCCAAAACTTTATCAATTCTATCCAGACCCAAATTCCCCTCTTCAATTTCTTTTTCAATAAAAGGAAGCTGATATTCCAGGGGAGGACGTTTCTTTTTACGCCATTGCCAATGGGAAACAGACTCACCATCAATCGCATCTCCTAATAAAAGAAAAGCAGATGGTTTTAATGTACGTATTACGTTTAATGCACATCGAAATGCTTTCTCATCGTGATTGGGAAAATGGATATCTGGAAAGACCACCACTCGTTCTTTGATTTTCATGTCTCATTCCTTTAGTTCGAAGTGTACAAGGTCATCGAAATTATTATCTTTCGTTGTCCTTCTATTTTGACTCAAACTGGAATCCGACCAGTCTCCGCCCCAGCGAACATTAATGCCCATTTGAGATGCAATCCCTAGAACGAATCCTCCTAGATAATGAAAGTCATCTCTTGCATTCCAATCGATAGGATATGGAGCAATATCTACTGCTTTGCCTTCAACGTGTTTTCCAAACTTAGTTTTACTCTTACCTTGTGCAACTAGCTCGTTTTGTCGTTCTTGTGAACGTAGACCTTCTATTACAGTAATGTCAAAGTATTTACATACCTCATTAAGTACATTAACAAGCTTAGAATCTACTCCTTGCAGTCTACTTTTACTTCTTTTTCCGAGTTTTGGCATTACTTTGAACCAAATGCTTTAGAGAAAAAACCTTTCTTTTTTTTCTTACCTTTCTCAGCAAGTTTTTTCTTCTTCTTCTTCTTTTTCTTTATTTCACTATAAGAATACAAATCCTTTTCAGATTGATTTGCATAAGAAGTATCAGGGAATGCAATAACTAACGCAATCGTAATAAGTAATTTCATATTATTTTCCTTTAAATACACCTTCAAACAGGTCTGTTACCACATCCATTACTTCTTCAAAAAAGACTTGTTCTTTTTCTTCTTTGACAAATGGAATGTTTATTTTATCATTTAACTTTGTAGCAAGCATATCTGAAAACTCATCAGAGGCTAAATGCCCCATAGCTTCAGCTTTCATTTTATCTGCTTGCTCCTCAGCTAGTTTAATTAACATTGCTTTTATATCCATTATTTATAACCCCATGTTATTATTGCAGTTAATATCGCCATGCCACCAAGTACATAATTACGCCAGTTTTCTAAAGCTCTAGTTCTGCCATTAGCTAGACGTAATTGCTCTTTAATGTCTGGCAACTCTCTATTTAAAATAGTTTCAATTCTTGCTAAACGCTCTCTAACGTCTTCTCTATAATTGTCCATTAATGTTTCCCATTAATTCTTGATAAATTGCCTTTTACTTCCATAAGTATATCTGATAAATCGTTTAACTCTTCAACCATTTTTTCATGTCTTCTGTCACGAACTTCATCAGATTTATTCCATCTATCTATAAGTTTTATAATCATACTCTCCATATTTTCTAGAGTCTCTGATTGGCCTTTATTTTCAATTTTTAAATCCTCTAATGTTTGTGCTTGTTCCCCCGATCTCTTGTTTAAACTGTAAACAAGAAACATAAACATTGCGCCCACTACAGCAATCATACCGCCTTCTTGATATAGTGCTAAAAAATCCATTATTCTCCTTTAATACATTTCGCAAAACGTGCAATGATTCTTTTATGAATCTTTTTATTTCCTCTATTTCTAGCAAACATAAGAATCGCTTGACTCCTAATAATTGATTCTTGTCGCTCACTCATTTTCTTTTCTTCTTACCCCAACTTAATGGATTGATATTAAATTCTTTTTCATAGAAAGCTACCTTTTCTGCCAGCTCTTCTCGTTCAGCCCTTTCTTCCACGATATGTTTGCTAAGTAGATCCCCAATCTGTTCATCTGCAACAGTAACCTTATCTTCCAGGTCTGCCAGTCTAGACTCAATGCGCCAATAGCCATATACAATGATACCAACAAGAAAGATGATTTGCCCCAGCCATTTAATATTAAGGGAAATGACAGCATTATCATCAATAATACTACCTCGATAACTTCTAGCTGTTTTTGGTTTATCACTCACTTAACCTCCCAGCCCATAACAGACCAACCGTTACCGCACCCCAATACGCTTACCAATAAAAGTATAACGCACAGGAATAGCATAAGATGTACTAGGTTTTTCATATATAACCTTAAAATCTCCATTTTTTAATTTCTTAATTGTATTTTTCATAAAACCATCCACCAAGCAATACCAGTTTCTACAACTATGTCAGCCATAGTATTATATGCCCATGCTTTTTTACTACCATATGTTTCTTCATCACCTTCAATAAGCCATTCAAATATTTCCCACAATACTCCAATAATAAACACACCCATCACACACCAGAAATCTGTCCAATCTAACCACTGGAATATTTTACAAAAAAAAGCTCCTGCAGCTAAATGATAAGCAGTCCACCCATCTAATTGACTTGTTCTATATTGCCATGATACTAAAGTTGCTAAAGGATTTTTCATTTCTTAATATGTGTTGATACTAAGTTATGATCATTATCATATTTATAATAAATCCTTGATAATAATTCAGATTTTGTTTCACTAGAACCATAAGATATATCCCTAGAATCATAGAAATCTTTTATTTCTGCTTTCGTATTTGAATCAGTAGGATATTCTGTTTGAGTTGTAGCTATACCATTAATTACATGGTGTTTACCAGCAATCAACCTACCATGTCCATCGCCATGTTTCTTTGCACATTCAGCAACATAAAATTCTTCAGCAGTTTTAAAACTATTCGTTTTCTTTGCTACTGTTCCATCTACATCTACAAAATAATCATAAGACGAAGGGTAAGTCAGAGTCTCCTGTGTTCCATCTCGATACGTTTTAACTCTTGTTGCATTTGGTGATGTATTTCTATGTAGTCTTACTCGATGACCCTGACTGCACCTTCTTATAATCATGCTTCTACTTCAGCCTCCACAACTTCAGGTTCTAAAGCTTTTTTAAGCTCTATTACACCTTTCTGATGTTTTTCTACAAACACCTTCTCACATTCAACTAATTGCTGACGCATGAAAGCATTTGTATTCAGTTTATTCTGAACATCACTTACATGATTTTGGTACATAGCAACTTCAGCCGCAAGTTCCTTTTGTGAATCAGTCATATCATCGATAACATATTCTTTGCCATCAAGATTCAAGACTGGCTTTTCTTTTTCTTTTTTTGCCATTATTGACTCCTTGTTTGTTATTTAAGTTTTGCTTCTAATTCTGTTACTTTTGCAGATAATTCTTGTACTGCTTTGACAAGTGGGACTACAAGTCTTGAATAATCAATACCTTCGATTTTACTATCTTCTTGAACTGAATGAATATCGCAATCAACATTATACTTATCTAAGCAAGCCTTCACTTCTTGAGCTATAAATCCTATCTTCTTGTCTTTATCGTCAATATCTCTTGAAGAATCAATATTTTTAAACCAAGCCTGTTCTTTCTTTAGGTCATTATCCCATTCTTCAGATTTTCTCATATTAAAAGTGACAGGATTAAGCTCATTTACAAAATTTAATCCAAGAGTAGTTTTTTCAACATTTTTCTTTATTCGAGCATCTGAAGAACTATCAATATTTGTACACCATACTTTAGCACCACTATCAAACGCCATATATACATGATCCACATTAGAATCTCCAAGTGTTACTGTATTATTTCCTTTGGTAACTGTACCATATCCTATAGCTGTTGCATTTTGCGTTGTTCCAGCAGAAGTATCTGCTCCTGAACCTATAATTGTATTTTTTTCACCAGAGGAAATTGTATCACCACTTGCATTTCCTACGCAAGTATTATCATCGCCTGTAAGTAATGTTCCAGAATTATGTCCGATACATACATTTTGTGCTGTAGACGCTGAGTTACTTCCAACATCCATTACATAATTTCCAATACCAATATTTTGGTTTGCATTTGCATCTGTGGTCATTCCATCAAGAGCTTGGTATCCAATTGCAATATTGTCATGTCCTTCAGTCATATCATTGAGGGCTTGGTATCCAATCGCTAAATTCCTTGCTCCAGTTGTCAAAGCAGATAAAGATTCAAAACCAATGCCTATCGCTCCATCTGCATCGGCTGTCAAAACCCCATTACCAGCATTTTTTCCGATAAATATTGCGTCACTAACAGCGGTAGAATTATATAAACAGTTTGTTCCAATTGCTATATTATCATCACCGCTTGTTAATGCTATACCAGAAGCATTCCCAATGGCAATATTACTGGCTCCATCAGTAACATCTTCTAGAGTCCTATACCCCAGAGCAACATTTCCACTTCCTGTAGTAATAGACAACAAAGCATCAGTTCCCACTCCGACATTATTGCTGTTGCTGTTTGTAGAAACTCCTGTTCCAGCCTTACTTCCCACATAGGTATTATTAGTACCAGTTACATTATGATAACCAGCTTCTAACCCTATAAGGGTGTTGTGCATTGCCGCTGAACTTCCTTTGTTTTGAGCAAAACCAGCTTGGTATCCAATAGCTGTTGTATGAGAACCTTGTATCTCTGTTGATAATGATTGGTGTCCTACGACTGTGTTATAGCCTGAATCTGTAAGTGCATCACCACTCTGGTATCCTACTGCGACATTACCGACTCCAGATGTCAATGCTGTTAAGGCTCTTGAGCCTATCGCAGTAACTCCTGTAAGACCATTAGCAGCAGTAGCTTGAACCGCACCTCTACCTATTATTGTACAATTATTTAAGCCAGCGCTTCCCCCTGTACCTGCGGAATTTCCAATTATTACATTATCATCTGCATCAGCATGGTTTATTGATAAACCAGCCGAATGTCCGATTATAACATTTGCAGTCATATCAGTAGCGGCTGAGTTCATAGCATTTTTACCGAATACCGTATTTTCTATACCACCACCATCATTATTACTTAGTGAGATTCTAGAGTTTGCGTCTAATTTTAAATGATTAACCCAACTTCCTGTGCTGTAGCTTCCTATGGCTAAAGCACCTGCTGTATTCGCAGTCATTCTCCATTTGTCAGCATTATCATCACCATCATCTGCATGAATTTCTATTGTAGCATTATTTCCATCTGAACCTATAAATGTTGCAATAGTAGCGTCTGCTGTTTGTTCAACCCTCATATCTCCAGAAACGTCTAATTTGTAGTCGGGCTCAGTATTTGATATACCAATCCTTCCATTTTCTTCCATCAACATCACAACTTTTGATTGGTCTATGTTCTTAAATTGCAAATTAGAAGTTGTACCTCCAACTGCATTTATTATTTGCCACTCATCACCATTTGATTGTGTAGTATCTATAGATATAAAAACATTATCATCACTTGATACTGCTATGGAGGCTTGATTTCCTTGATTGTCGATATATAAAGCAGGAGCATTAGCATCTTGTACAAGCTTTAATACAGTAGTTCCAGTAGAACTTGCATGATTATTATGCAATTCTCTCTTATCTTTCCT